GTTGGGGCCACCACACCCTTTGCACACGCGCCAACGGCTCCGACCAGCACTGGCGTGATCGTGCCGCGCCCCTCGAACGTGTAGAGACCGTCGCCCGGTGCGAACATGAGTCGCCCCGCCAACAAAGCTCGGAGCACACGCCGCGCCTCCGGGAGTTCGCGCCGTAGCATTCCCCGCCAGTTCGTGAGCGCCTCGCGCATGACGTCGAGCGCGTGCCGCACGTCGCCACCGGCGCGGAGGACGGTCGGCCTCCGATCGAGGGCCGCGAGCTCCGCTCGGAGGTAGGTGCGGCGCCGTTCGCGCTCCTGGAGGGCCGCCACGAGCGCGGGCAGGTCGCCGCCGGTGGCGACCGCCGCCGCGAGGCGTGCCACCTCGGCCTCGAGCTGAGCCAGCTCAGCGCGGAGTTCCACGCCGAGCGCCTCCTGGCCGTGGATAGGCTCTCGCGCCGCCGAGATGGCTTTGTTGAGCGCCGTCTCCAGGACGGCGACATTCAGCACGTCGCGCTCGATGGCAGTGAGCACCGCCTGGTCGGCGTCCTCGAGTCGCACCTCGAGCCTGTTGCTGCACACGGCCTCGCCTCGAAGGTGGCGCGTCATGCACCCGTAGAAGGGCACTTGGTGCCGGTGTCCCCGCGGGCCATGGGCGCGCTTGAGTACGGCCATCGAGCCGCCACAGGCGGCGCACGATCCCACGCCGGTGAGGAGATAGGGACTCTCGACGCCGTTCGGGGGCCGCCCGAAGGCTCGGCCCCCGGCGCGCTCCGCGCGCTGCCGATAGACAGCTGCGGTAGCTTGCAGGCGCGCGTGCGCGGCCGTCCACAATGTCTCGTCCACCATCGCTAGCTCGGGGACCCGCACCGTCACGACGTCGCCGCCCGGACGCTCGCGCTGCGCTCGGGCGCCCTGCCGCACGACGCGGGCCGTCCGATTCCACACGAGCAACCCGCGGTAGAGATCCCGGTAGAGGACCTCGCGAACGGACGACGGAGCCCACCCGCGCGGGCGGCCAACTCTGCGCGGTAGGGGAGCTGGGGCGCGTTCAGCATTCAACGCTGCGGCAATCCGTTTGACGCCCCAGCCTTCGGCCGCATGGGCGAAGATGCGACGCACGACGGCCGCCTCGCGCGGGTCGATCACGCGCTCGACGTGGCTGCGCCGCGCGCCGGCGAACACGGGGCGGTTAACGTATCCGAAGGTGAGCCCACCGGTCACATGGCCGCTCTTCGCCTTTCGCATCAGCGCGTCGTGCGTCCTGACACGAGCCCGGTCGCGCTCCATTTCTGCAGAGAAGGCCGTCAGGCTCAACATTACCTTATCAATGGGCGAGTCCAGCTTCCGCTCCCGGTCATCGAGGTGGAAGAACACCCGCACGCCAGCATCGGTCACCCGCTTCAACACCCAAGCCGTCTCGATCGATTCGCGGCCGAGGCGTGACTCCTCACTCATCGCGAGCACCTGGAACGGGGGACGAGGGGACAGGGCATTCAGCAGCCGGGCCAGTCCGGGACGTTTGTCGCCGAACACCGCACCGCTCACGCCGTCGTCGACATAGACGTGCTCATCGGCGACGATCCAGCCTTTCCGCTGGGCGTAGACGCGTGCGTGCTCGACTTGGCGGGCGACGGACTTTTCGGCGTCGACAACGCCCGTCTGCTCAGTGCTCTTTCGCGCGTAGACTGCGCAGTTCATCCCTTCCTCCGCATCTTGCGTGTGATCTCGCCGCCACGAGCGAGATACGCCCGCCACGCGGACTCCTGCGCATGGGCCGGAGTGCAATAGCGCTGGTTTCGAGTTGCGAGGAACATCACGCCGCAAGGCGTGCCGTCCGTCTCAAGCGGGCAGGCACGCAGCCGGTCGGCGCCGATCGCATTCAGATCGTCAATGAGAGCAAAGACGATGGCTTCAGAGACCAGCTGCGGCGGGATGACATCGGCGAGCTGTCTGGTGATGAAGCCACTCCTCCGACCGACGCGGCGCGGCGCCGGGAAAACTCCCCAAGTCCTCTCGGGGAAATAGATGGGGAATGCCTCTCGATTCGAAAGCTTTTTCATGCATTCACGTAGCTCTGCCTGCGTCTTTTCCAGAGCATTGGGAGCGACTATCGGCTGGAAGCACTTTCCGGTTTGCCAAGCCCACAACACGCCAGCAACCCTCAGTCGTTCTTTGTCAGAGAGCCGGCCGAGATCAAGGCTGACGAAGTGAAGGGCCCACCGGACGCGCGCCTCCGGGCTTCGTCCGGCCGACTTGCGCTTCATCGATCCAATAGACATCGCATCCAGAATCTGAAATATCTATAGCGCATAGTCTATTTCTGTCAAGCACGCCGTCGCTACAGTCGCAGGTGACCATGAAGAGGCTGGAACCGCTCACCACGCGGCCCGCTTCGAAGCCCTGGTCTCTGCGCCTCGGAAGGCGGGACCGCGAGTTACTCTTTCTCGCAGCCTCCCGCGAAGAGCTCACGCAATCGGAATTCATCCGACTCGCAGTGCGTGACCGGGCTTCGCGAGTATTGGCTGAGCGGAAGTGAACGCGGATGGCCTCGAGCCCCGTCGCCACGAGCCACCCACCGGCTGGCCGCCCGAGGTATTCGAACGTGTCACCGATGCTATCGCAGCCGCGCTGGTGGCGGCATATCGCCGCACCGAAGAGCGTGTGGAAGAGGAGTCAGCGTGAACAGCCGCGGCTTCGACGACCGTGCCGCCTTTGCCAAATGTTTTGGGCTTGATGGCGCGGTGGCTCGAGCGCGAGTTAGGGGATGAAGGCTTGCGCTGTTCATTTGTCGAACGAGTGCCTCGAGCGATGAGACGGCGCGAGCAGGTGCCGGCGGCGCAGTGAAGCACTTAGCTCTTTCCAAGCTCGCCGAGCTGATCATCGAGGTCTACGACGACCCCGATCCCTGTGAGAGCCTCGAGGAGTTCAAGCGGTTCCTTCACGAAGATGTGCCCCACCTCTCGCTAGAAGAGCTTGATCGTGAGCGAATCGTCGCGCGCCTCAGGTGGACATTCGATCCTGACAGCGCATGGCTTCGTGAACGTCTAGCTATCTTAGATTCCGAGGCTGGAAGACGGCGGCGGTGAAAGACCCCGTCGACGTAATTGCGCCCGCCCAGCCAATGCCGTCGCTCGTCATGCCGGTTTTCGAGCAGCACGGGGAAGAGTTCTCGCTGATTTGGCGTGACTTATGCTGTCGGGCTCACGCTGACTGACGTCCACAAGAACCGAGATGGGGTCAAGGCCGAGCTCGCCGTAGCGCTTAGTGGGGCGGAAGTGCACTGGGGCCAGCTCAACCTCGTCTCGACCCCGGCGCGAGAGCAGCTCGTCAAGAAGTTGGCAGAAATTGACTCCACCGTGCCGTGGCGTTCCATGCTCGAGCGCGCATGCCGTCGCACCGTCGAGGCCATACGGCAGGGCGAACCGTTCATGACACTCACCGGCGAATCCGTTGCGCCCGCTCGTGAAGTGATGCCGCGACTTCTGTTCGCCGGAGAGCCGACTGTGCTCATTGGCGATGGCGATACCGGGAAGTCTCTCTTCGCGCTAGCGTTAGGCATCGCCGTGCGTAGCGGGGCATGCCTGCCATTCGGACTCCGACCGCCGCGCGTTTTGCCAGTCGCCTACCTGGACTGGGAGACGAGCCGCGACACCCTCGAGACGCGCCTCGCGTTGCTTGCGGCAGGGCTCGGGATCGACCCGCCGCCAATCGTTTATCGCCGCATGACGCGGCCACTCGTAGAGGAGGCAACCCGAGTTGCTGCCGAACTCGCACGCCGGCAGATCGGTTTCGTCGTCATCGATTCCAAGATGTTTGCGGTCGCCAGCGGGGACGGCGTGGCCTTCCATGAGCCCATCACAGCCTTCTATAACGCTGTCCGTCTTTTCGCGCCGGCCGCCACGCTTGTGCTCAACCATGTCACCAACGAGGATGCACGCACCGGTCGAGCGGCTCGCCCATTCGGCGGGGCGTTCGCGTTCAACGGGCCCCGCCTGATCTGGGAGGCCAAGCGTGACCGGGACGTCGCCGACGCGACCGCGATCGTCTTCACAAACATCAAGGCCAACAACCTCCCACGCAAGCCCGAGCCCTTCGGTCTGCGCTTCGTGCCCGGCGATCACACGATCACGGTCTACCCGATGGACCTCGCTGAAGCACCGCCCCAGGCCACCGCTGGCGCCAGCCTCACCTATCAGGTGCGCCTGGCAATCGCCCGCGGCGTCCGAACAGCAGAGGCCATCGCCAAGGACTTGGACGCTAAACGCGACACCGTTGAGCGCCTTCTCAGGCGACTCCGTAAGGACGGCAAGGCGCGAGAGACTGAGGCGGGATGGGAGTTGGTTACGTGAGCGGACATTTTGTCCGCTTGTCCGCGGACACGGTGTCCGCTCACGCAGGAGGGGGATCTAGTAGTCCCCTCCGTAGCGGACGGACACTGTCGGTATATAGGGAGTGTCCGCTGTCCGGAACGCTGCCCTACGTGGGGTGCGGGCTCCGGAGTCCGCGCGCTGGCCATCGGTCTGTCCGCAGAACGCTGTTCTGTCCGGAGTCCACCGCACGTAAGGCGTGGGCCTGATGTCCGCCGGCCCGCATCGAATCCGCCGGTCTCCGCGAGCCTCAACGACCAAGCGCGGTTACGATGCGGAGTGGCAGCGGCTAAGACGCAAGATCCTTGCCGACGAACCGTGGTGCCGAGCATGCCGACGTCTCGGTGCGTTGCGTCAGGCCGCAGTCGTCGATCACATAATTGGAGTTCGTCAGGCGCCGCATCTACGCCTCGACAAAAGTAATCTCCAACCGCTTTGCCAGTGGCACCACGATGCAGAGAAGCGGGAACAGGAGAGGCGCGGGTTCTCGCGGCAGGTCGATGCGGGCGGATGGCCGATTGATCCGCGCCACCCGGTGAATCGACGGGGGGAATGGGGTCCGATTTCTACAGCTCTCAGCCGCTCGACCTCGGGCGCCCCGGACTTTCGCTAAACGGCCACGCGCTGGAGATGCCGTCATGACGCAGCGTGGTCGACGCTCAGCAGCAGCCCTGGCGGTTGTGCCGCCGCGCGCACTCGTTCAACGACCTGAGCCTCCGAAAGAACTCACAGACGAACAGGCGGCCGAGTGGAGCGCGATCGTCGAGCGAATGCCAGCAGACTGGTTTCCAAGGGAGACGCACGCGCTGCTTGCGCAGCTCTGTCGGCATATCACGACGGCGCGGGACATCGCCCGGCGACTCCAGAGCACGCGATTAGGGATCAATGACTTGAATCTCCTGCTTGCGATGCAGGACCGTGAGCGTAAAGCGATGGAATCACTGGCAACCAAGATGCGTTTGACGCAACACAGCCGCTATGACCGCAAAAAGACAACCGGCTCTCCGAAAACCCGGCCGTGGGAATGACCGGTCGCGAGCGGAGCGTAACATCGTGTGGATCGAGACGCACCTGCGCGTCCCGGAAGGGGCGTTCGTGGGGCAGCCAATGACGTTGCGCGAGTGGCAGCGCGACATCATTCGCGGGATCTACGATGGCCCGACCCCGCTGCGCCGCGCGATTATCTCCTTCGGCCGAAAAAACGCGAAGACGACGCTCAGCGCATGTCTCCTGCTCTTGCATCTCGCGGGTCCCGAGGCGCGAGCCAACGCACAGCTCGTGAGCGCCGCACAATCGCGCGACCAGGCCGCCGTGATCTTTGCGCTCGCGGCGAAGATGGTACGGCAATCGCCCGAGCTCATGCCCTATGTCGCGGTCCGCGATACGGCCAAACAGCTCCTGTGCCCGGAACTCGGCACCTGGTACCGCGCGCTCTCGGCCGACGCCTCGACGGCGTATGGTCTTTCGCCCGCTTTCATTGTCCATGACGAGCTCGGCCAGGTCCGCGGACCGCGGTCGGAGCTCTATGAAGCCTTGGAGACCGCGACCGCAGCACAGGCGAATCCGCTCTCAATCGTGATCTCGACGCAGGCTCCGACTGATGGTGACCTCCTGTCGATCCTGATCGACGACGCGCAGGCGGGCCATGATCCGCGCGTGCGACTTTGGCTCTATACGGCCGATTCCGACGCGGATCCATTTGCAGTCGAAACGATCCGGCGCGCCAATCCAGCATTTGGCGATTTTCAGAATGAGGCCGAAGTTCTAGCGATGGCCGATGACGCACGGCGCATGCCGAGCCGGGAAGCCCAGTATCGCAATCTTGTGCTCAATCAGCGTGTCGAGACCTCGACGCCGTTCGTGTCGCGCTCGGTCTGGGAGGCGAACGGCTTGCCACCGGCCGAGTCGTGGGGCGGCGCGATTGTGTACGCCGCCTTGGACCTCTCGGCGACGAGTGACCTGACGGCGCTGCTTATCGTTGCGAGAATCGAGGGGCAATTGCACGTGCAGCCGATGTTTTGGCTTCCGGCAGAGGGACTCGCCGACAGAGCCCGACAGGACCGGGCTCCATATGACCTATGGGCACGCCAGGGCCACCTGCAGACGACACCCGGTCGTTCAATCGAGTACGCCTTCGTTGCGACGTGGCTCGCGAACTTCTATGCCGCGACGCCCGTGCGAAAGATCGCCTTCGATGCCTTTGGCTTCAAGCATTTCCGGCCGTGGCTTGTCCGTGCTGGCTGGAGTGAGGACGAAATTAAGGCGCGCTTCGAGCCGTTCGGACAGGGCTATCGGGAGATGTCCCCGGCGCTCCGCGTGCTCGAGGAGCTTCTACTTGCCGGCAAGGTCCGGCACGGCAATCACCCCGTGCTGACGATGTGCGCGGCGAACGCCATCGTGAAGACCGACGAGGCGAACAATCGGAAGCTGGACAAGAAACGGAGTCCCGGGCGCATCGATGGGCTCGTCGCGCTCGCTATGGCGGCCTCGCTAGCGGAGGCCGATGTGG